AGCTTATTACGATCATGTAACCGTTACCACCGTTTCCGCCAGCGCCCGAATTGCCAGTGCCTCTTGCTCCACCGCCACCACCACCGCCTCCACCAGCTACTGCCCCATTTCCACCTGCGCCAGCATTGGTAGAGCTTGTGTTTGCTCTTGACCCACCTCCTCCGCCATCACCGAATGTACTTCCGTTACTTCCACTGCCACCGTTTACACCACCAGCCCCTCCGCCTTCAAGTACTACTGGGATAGCGATATTCTTTCTTGCTTGAAATCCTGCACCACCTGCGCCAGCTGTCGATGCTCCAAAGTTGCCACCTGCACTTGCACCGCCGCCACCTGCAAGCAAAAATCCAGCCCTTGCCATGGTTGCTGAGGGTATTGGTGGACCACTCGAACCACCCCCCGCTATATTATAAACGGGTCTGTCATCACATCCAGCATAGGATGCCGTTAATGCAACAGTACTATTTGTTGTTCCTGCTACACCCCCATCCCCACCACGTGCAATGCATATACTTCCAAAACTTGTATTCCCACCGTCTGCACCTGCGTTTCCGTTGTTAGTAGGAGCAACAGCAGCGCCCCCAGTACCACCTAATCCGATTGTAACAGCTTCAGTTGCTGAAAGGTCATTCTCATCATACCAAATCTCACTATATGCACCCCCTGATCCTCCAGCTCCGCCGCCAGAGTTTGACGAAGCATCTGCTCTGCCACTTCCACCACCGCCTCCTGCGCCGAATGCCATCACCAATACTCGCTTTGCCGTTACTGGCTTTGTCCATGTGCCATCTACACTGAAGGTCTGAACGTCTGTACTTCCACCAGCGGCCACCAGTTCATCAATCGCCGCCTGTACGTCCGTAGCCACCAGCCCGCTCGTAGCGTTGTCATAGTCCACCTCATCGGCGTCATAATCGCCCGACGCAGCCACAACAATACCACCACGCCCGAACACGCTCTCAACCAACACCTGCGTCTCAGGACTCCTTCCCGTCGTAGCCACGCCCGTAACACCGCTTCCGTCCGTCGTAGCCGTGCCAAGCTTCACATTATCGCCCGTAGGTGCCACGCCAGTAGTATTAACCACAAAGTCAACAGCCGTAACATTATCATTAACATCACGTGTAAGCTCAATCCATACATGGTTCGTTGCCGATCCCGTCACCGCCTCCTCCGCCGATGCGTCCCACTCCACATAATACCCATCGATCCATGCCACGCCAGCACTGATAGCCACATTCAAGCCCGTGCCTGCGCTCAACACCAGCCCCGATACAATCCACGGCCTCGATGATGCCAACGATGCACTTAGCGCTAATTCCTCAGCACGTGCTAACTCAAACTGTTTCGGACTCCAAGTAAGTGCCATATGCGTTCCTTATGCGTATCGAATGATATGTGTAAATGTAACTGTTATCGATGAATTTTTCACGATCGGCGTAAATGACGTACTCCGTGCCATCATATTCCCTGCACTCGCAGCGTCGAACAGCCCGATCTCCCGTAACGTAGACCCGTTCACCTGCGATGCCGACACAAAAAGCTTGAAGCCAATCTCCGTAGCGCTGTACTCCACCTGCGATGTTGGCACAGCCCGTAACACCTCAGCGCCCAGCGCCGTATCGGTGGCTATCGGCGTCGTGCCGTCCGTGCCTATGCCAATATGCGTGACGCCAATCGGTAGCCCGTTGCCACGAAACGATCGGATGATCTGCGTTTGTGCATACAACGTGATCACATTCGTGTACGCCTCGCTATGCAATAGCTCGCCCGTGATAGCGTCGTGTACCTCCACGATGCCGTGCCCGTGTAAATTGATAGTATCGTTTGTTATTGCCATTCCATTTCGTCCCAGTTACCTTCGTCCCAGTTTGTTTCCGTTGCCAGCGTTACCGCCGTCACCTCTTCCGTTATCGTCACCATATCCTGCACGGCCGCCGCCTTGGGCAGTATGTCGGATCCACCAAAGTCAAAGCTCCCTGCGTCACCACGTAACGACCGCCAAAACTCCTGCCAGTTGCCGATGTCACTCCCCGATATGCAGTTGAGCTGGTAGTATATCGTCGTGGCCATTTCGTCACGGATGGCCATCCGCTCGATAAGATACTCCTCATCGATGATGCCCAATGATGGCCAGTTGATCTGAACGATCTGCCCCGTGTCGAATCCTTCCACCTGCGTCTCAAACGATATAACACGTGGCACCTTGCCGTAACGCTCTAATATCGCCTGTGCGATGTCGATGGCCGCTGGCTCGGTGTCGGTATCGCTGGCGCTCTGAAACGATTCGTAGATGCCCGTACCGCCTTCGATCGCTATACGTGCCGTCTGCTCAGCGAAGTCGTCAACCTGCGTTACGTTCGGGAACAATCCCTTATACGTTACCGTGATAACTCCACCGACTGGCTTGGCAATGAATATAGGAGGTGTTCCGCCAGATGCTATGCCAATTATAAATGAAGAACCTATATTGCGAATCGGCGCCAGTCCTAATGTGGCAATGTTATTCGTATATGAAAAGTTGCCTAAATAGCGAAGTGAACCGTCATCAATAGACACTTCGTAATAGTTGCCACCAGGATTCAATCCGCCTCGACCGCTTACAAATATGTTTGTGTTTATAGACACTATATTTGCTGAATCACTAATACCAGTAACCGTAGTTGTGCCTAATCTTGTAACCGTGTCTGTGTCTATATCAATCGAATACCGTATAATCGTTGTTTTTTGAGGAGAACTTGTCAGATTGCTAAAGCCTGTGTATAGGTACTTATCGACCCATGCCGCCGTTGATACTTGTACGCCCAAACCCTCTGAAATGTCATAAATAGATGTTAGCGTATCCGTGCTTCGATCTAACTTGTAGACTTTTACGCTGTCATCATAGGATGCGTATGCAATGTAATCGCCATACCACACCATAATAGGATTTTGTATACCACCAGACGATGTTACTGTCTCAACCAGCGTTAATGTTTCTGCGCTCTTATCAAACTTGTATAAATTTAATGAGTCGATAGTATCTTCTTCGGCCGTTGCCACATACTCACCATTTGCACACTCAGGCGATAATAACATCGGGTTCGCAGTGTACACTGGCACACCTGCAAACTCTAATGAATCACCAACACGCCGAATTAAACGTATGTAATCGACACTTGCATCTGTGTATGTAAGCGCCAAATACTCCTCATCGATGAACGTTATGCCATGTACAGCATCGTAGCCTGTCGGGAATACTTGCAACAATGAACCAAATTGATTCGACACTTGATACAATGCAAGTTCTTGAGAAGATGAAAGAAGATTAACTGCAAAATTGCCCCTTGCTGTTATTGAAATTCCTATCTGTGCATTTGTATCTATGCCGATATACGTAAGACTTGAACTGCTCCCAATAGGTGGATCCGTAACTTCTTGGCTTATCGTGTTGCTATTCTTGCTCCAATACCATTTTGTGTTCTCACTGAGTCCGGCAATGCCAACGCTTTCGGGTATTTCGTTAACTAATACATCTGGCTTTTCTGCTATCGGGAACTCAACCGTAAATGTCTGATTGAATCCATCACCGGCAAAACGCTCCGTACGCTCGGCCGTAAGCTCGTTGTACTGCACGAACTGCCGATTCCTGTACTGCGTAAGCGACCGCTCATAGCGTAGACCACGGATCGCCCGTTCACCGCTTACCGTTTCGTCAATGTCAACGGGTGCACTCAGCAAATCACGCTCCGTGAAATGTAACGCCTTCGCCGTATCGATATACCATATATACCCGTTCGCCTCAGCCAATGCCCGCAATACATTCGATAACTGCTGATACCCAAATACCGCCCGTGGCAATAACAAGCCCGTGTCAATGGTGCCCGCCGTAATGCCATCCCCTGCGAGATACTTGGTGATAAGATCACCGACAATAAATCCCGTTGTCTTATTGATGTACACTTCGCCCACGATGCGACGATCTGCCAGCACCTCATGTCCCGACAGTGAATACGATGCAAACTTATTGCCCGCCTCATCGACCGATATACGTACCGATGTTATGCGACCGGCAAACACGACCACGCTATCCGATGTACGTGTTACCACCACCTCGTCGCCTTCATCGCCAACGGGTGCCCCTTCATAGTACACATTAACATATCCCGTTGGTCTGTTATTTAGCGTGTACTCAGCTGTAAACGAACCAGCCAGCATTGATACCGCATTCCCTTGGATCGTGCATGAGAGGGTCATCGTAGGCCTCCTGTGTGCATGCGTACCACGTCGGGTAAGTTGTAGAATGTAGACTCTGCCAATGTGCGACCGTCAAGGGTAACATATATCACCTGTTGCGTGCCACCACCTGCGCCCATCAGCGATGATATGGCGTTAAGCGCTGGCTGCACCAGCATCTCGTTGAGCTTCGACAGTGGTGATACCACCTCAGGGTCGCCACCTGCACCCATGTTATCGCCTACAAGTGCCATCGTTGGACCAAATACAAGGCCACCTTGTGCAAGTGCTGGTAGACCTAACATCTGTGCAATGCCCAATGTTTTCAACGCTGTAGTGCCGAATTCACCTTTTAGAATGTCGATTATTTCTTCTGGCGTTAGTCCAGCATCTGATGCTTGTAATTCTGCAAGCCTCGATAATATTTGAGCTTTTAACTGCTCAGATACAGCCGCTCTCTCACCTGTTTCTGGATCATATAATCCTGGAAATACAGTTTGCTTTATAATATTACGTTGTTGCTCACTAAATATCAATTCAGCGTTTTCAATAGTCATATCTAACGCTTCTGCTACTTTCTCGATAAACTCTTCATAGCTTTTGCTTTGTGCTAATATGTTTTTTAACAGATCTTTATCCTCAAATAAAGCCATCGAGTTACCACCAAATTTAATAATCTGATCAATAAGCTCATTATACCAGCTATCAAAGAAACTAAATACCGTCTGTAATGCTCCGTTATCGTGCTTGCCTGTGAAAAAGTTTGAAATAGCATCACTAATTTTATTTAATGCTCCGCTTATATCAATTCCTAATGCATCAAATACAGCGCTAAGTCCTGCGATTGCTGTTCCCAATCCGGGCACTGCTGCGCTTGCAAGCCCAAGAATAGCGCCCGCTGCACCTCCAAATTCTGTCATCATTGACTTAGCGCTTGTTATTGCAGTAGCAACATTACCAAATCCAGTTCCAATATTCTCTAAAAATGGCTTTCCATTTTCACCAGTAAACGCACTCTTAAAATCACCGATTGCCGTCTTTGAACTAACGAACGCACTATTCAACGATGGGAAGTTAGTTTTTATCAACTCGCCTATATTACTACGGATATTATTCATCACCGTATTCGTTGACGCCCATTCATTTTTATAGCTTTCTACTAACGCCTCGCCATCCGTAAGGGGTATCGTGCCATCACCGACCGCTGCCCATACCAACGCTATCTTGGCCTGCAATGCTTCCTCGCCCGTCATCGTGTCTTTGATCGCAACAAGGCTATCCTCAAACGCATTTAATGCGTCAAACTTCTTCATGTCATCATCTGCCATGTCAAAGAATGCCTGAAGGGACTCCTCATTGCTTTGAACAAGTGCTAAATTATCATCAAGTGATGTTTTTAATGCAACAATAGTCCTAAAATCTTCGCTTGTCTTTGCCTCATTTGCTAAAGTGTCAATATCCTGATGCAACTTGGCAACTTCCTTTGTGCTCAAACTATCAAAGTCATAAGCCAGTTTTGCCGTTATGGCAAACAAACCATCCTCAAAGGCCTTGCGATTATTGAGCCCAAGCAATTCGTTACGTGCAAACGTTAGCTTATCCTGTAAATCAATAACACTTTGGTCATCGATGCTGATCGTGGTATCCTCAGCCAAATTCGTTAGCGCTGTCTCAAGCACACTAATCTCCGTCTCGAGCCTCGTCCAATCGTTCAATTCTACCGTGAACGCCAGCACCCGCTCGCCCATTGCGATCTCGCTACTAATACTCCCAATGATCTTTGCTATCGTCTCAGCCATCGATATTACCGCTGGCAATGCAGCGCTCATGCCCGTGCTAATCGCCACAGCGGCGTCCGTGCCAGCCGTGCCCGTATCCTCAAGAGCCACCGCTGCATCATTGCCAGCTGTTGCCACATTATCAACGGCGCCCTCAGCAATTACAGCGTTGCGCTTTAGCTCCTCGCCCTTTATAGCATTGTCGATCTTGCTTTTGAGACCCTCAAACATAGCCTCACTGCCGGGTATCCAACTGAACATTCCTGCCACACTGTCGACAATGGCCGCCGCAGCGTTCAAGAATATCAACTTGACGTTACTCCACATCGTGCCAAACCATGTAACTATTGCCCCCCAATTTGAGTATATAGCCACAGCCGCCGCAACAACGCCAGCAACAGCCAGCACCACCAGTCCGATTGGTCCCGTTAATAATGTGAAACCAGCCGACAGCACTGGCAGTAACGTTGCCAGCTTACCAACGACAAGTAATACGGGACCAATGGCTGCCACAATGCCCGTAATAATTAGTATAAAATTCTGCGTTCCTTCGCTTAATGTGTTGAACCACAAAAATACATCTTGTATAATTTCAAGGAACGCATTCAACGGTGGCAGTAACTTATCGCCAATGCCGATAGCTATGTTCTGCAACATCGTCGTAGTCTTTTGGAACTGCTGTGATGTTGATTTTGACATCGTATCAAAAGCTTTTTGTGTCGAGCCTGCCGCCTTCGCTTGCCGATCCATCTCCGTTGCGAACTTAGATGCGCCCGTTCCTGCGATAATGTTGGCCGCCGATACCGCTTCCACTGATCCCAAAAGCTTTTGAAGCTCGCCGTTATTGCCACCGCTTGCCGTCTTAACAGCATCCAACGCAAAGCCCAAACCCTCGCTCTCAATAGCTACCTGCGCCGACTCATATCCTAATGATTGGAATATGGTATTCAATTCCTCGCTCGGACGTTGCAATCCCGTAAGCGCTGCCCTCATCTGCGTTGCTGCCACGCTCGTTGGTACACCACTCGCCGTAAGCGTTGCAATGCCAGCGTTCACCTCTTCCATCGACACGCCAGCGGCGGCGGCGGCCGGTGCCACATTGAACAAGGCACCCGACAACTCGCCAAACGTTGTCTTACCGCCTTGAACTGCTGCGAACATCGAATCACTAACACGCTCTGCATCGGCAGCGCTCAAGCCATAAGCATTGATCGATGTTGTGATACCGTCGACAGCCGTATTTATATCAGTAACGCCAGCAATGGATGCCTGCGCTGCCACCGTCATGAAGTCAAATACATTCTCTTCAGGGATGCCAGCCGATATGGCATTGTACAAACCTTCCGTTATGACCGACTGCGCTATGCCTACCTCATTCGACACACCAGCAACACCATTCTTTAGCCGTGTTGTCATCGCTTCGGCTTCGGTGCCAGTAACACCAAACAACGTCACGACCTCGCTAATGCCCTTGTCAACGTTGGCAGCCATCGTAATGGCAGCGGCGCCCGCAGCAAGTAGCGGAGCTGTGACATACGTTGTCATCGTAGCGCCTGCGCTCTGAAGCTTTTGGCCAGCGCTTACAATATTCGAGTACTCGCCCTCGAGGTCTTTCACCTTGCCCTTGAAGCCCGATATGTCTGCGCCTATCTTAACAACTAAGTCGGCAATCGTTGTGGCCATGCATTACACCTTATGACGGTTTAGGTTTCCTAAAATCTTGACCCCCCGTCTGCAAAGCCAACATACGGAATTTATCAATAATATTTTCCTTACGCTTGGCTTTTGGCACTGGCACCTTGCCGAACATCTGCTCGACCATCTTGGCAGGATCAACCAAATCGGTCTTTTTACGAGCGTTTACATTGTGGATCTTTGCGACTATCATCATGGTATGATCCCACTTTGATCGGTCGTTATCCCGTAAAGCCCTTAGCACTTGAAAGCACTGGCGAAGCGATGCCTGCCAGAACTCCATCGGCGAATGACCGGCTTTGATCCATATACGTTCCAAATTCCATACCGTCAGCTTTTCGCTTTGCCCCTCTTTGGGGCTGGAGCTTCCCCCAGCGTTTCGCCCTGCATGA